TAAGAGACACTTTTAATAAATTTGAACAAGACGATAATCAGTTCTAATTTTTTAAGAAATATTTTTTCAGAAAAGACCACTTCGGTGGTCTTTTTTTATTTACTACTGTTTGACTTATTACAATGTTTGATTATTATTAATGGACGATAAAAGAGATAAACTACTAAATTTAAAAAAAAAGAAAAATGAGTAATTCAAGTTTAGACGCAGTACTAGCACAGTACGAAAAAAACACCACATCAATGGGTGGTGGGACAGGGATGTCACAAGATGAAAGAATGAAGAAGTATTTTACTACTATTCTTCAAAAAAATGAAAAAACAGGTCAGAGAAGAGTTAGAATTCTTCCTACTTCTGATGGTTCATCACCATTCAAAGAGGTATGGTACCATGAACTACAAGTGAATGGTCAGTGGATGAAACTTTATGACCCAGGAAAAAATGACGGAGAGCGTTCACCTTTGAATGAAGTTTACGAAGAATTGATTTCAACAGGTAAGGCTTCAGACAAAGAATTGGCTCGTCAGTACCGTTCTCGTAAATTTTACATTGTAAAAGTAATCGACAGAGACCGTGAAGAAGACGGTGTTAAGTTTTGGAGATTTAAGGACAATTACAAACAAGAAGGTATTTTGGACAAAATCATTCCAATTTGGAGACAAAAAGGTGATGTTACAGATGCTGAAAAAGGTCGTGACCTTATTGTTGAGTTAACAAAGGCTAAAACACCCGCAGGTAAAGAATACACAATCACTCAAACGATTATGTATGATGACCCAACACCACTTCATGACGATTCTTCTATAATGAAAGAGTGGATGGAAGATGAGTTGACTTGGGCTGATGTCTATTCAAAAAAACCTGTAGAATATTTGGAAGCGGTGGCTCGTGGAGAAACACCTGTATGGGATAGTGAAGCTAAGAAATACGTTTATGGTGATAGTGAAACTTTTGAAATGACTATGGGTGGAACTAAATCACCTGAAAAGTCTCAAGACCCACAGGATAATATGGAGGTAGACGAAGACCTACCATTCTAAAAAACTAACATGATGGTGCAGGCAATGTCTGCACCATCTTTTATATTATTTAAAAAATATGGCAATTAAGAAAAAAGATTTCAGTAGTATTAAAAAGAAGTTCTCAACTTCTGCCAAATTCAAACCTCAGAGGTTTTTTGATTTGGGTAAAGATTTTTTGGATGCTGTTGGTGTTCCTGGACCGGCTATGGGTCATTTAAATATGTTCTTGGGACATAGTGATACAGGTAAAACCACTGCGTTGGTTAAGACTGCCGTTGATGCACAAAAGAAAGGTATTTTACCTGTTTTTATTATTACTGAACAAAAATGGTCTTTTGAACACGCAAAACTAATGGGTTTTCAATGTGAAGAAGTTGTCGATGAATCAACTGGTGAATTAGATTGGGATGGATTCTTTTTATTCAATAATAATTTTGAATATATTGAACAAATTACAGACTACATTAATCAGTTGTTGGATGCCCAAGAAAAGGGTGAATTAGAATATGATTTATTATTCTTATGGGATTCTGTAGGTTCAGTGCCCTGTAAGATGACCTTTGAGGGTAAGGGAGGTAAACAACACAACGCAGCAGTACTTGCAGACAAGATTGGTATGGGTATTAATCAAAGAATATCGGGTTCAAGAAAATCTGAATCACAATATGAAAACTCTCTTGTTATTGTAAATCAACCTTGGGTTGAGTTACCTGACAATCCATTTGGTCAACCCAAAATTAAGGCTAAAGGTGGAGAAGCAATTTGGTTGAACTCGTCTTTGGTATTTTTATTTGGTAATCAAAAAGGTGCGGGAACCACTAAGATTTCTGCAGTAAAAGACAAAAGAAAAGTTAAGTTTGCAACAAGAACCAAAGTATCTGTTATGAAAAACCACATTAATGGTTTGGGGTATGAAGATGGAAAAATTCTTGTTACAGCTCACGGTTTCTTAGCGGGTAAAGACCCTGCGGAAGAAAAAAGTTCTATTGAGACATACAAATCAGAACAATCAGAATATTGGAAAGATATCATCGGTACAGGTGGTGATTTTAAGTTAGAAGAAGAAACGTTGGACTCTTAATAAAAGAAAAGTGACAAAAACGTTATTAGTTGATGGAGACAACTTATTTAAGATTGGATTTCACGGAGTAAGAGATTACTACCATGATGGTAACCATATTGGGGGGATATTCCACTTCATCAACGTACTCAAAAAGTTTTTAGAGGAGCATAATTACGATAAGGTAATTGTCTTTTGGGATGGTAATAACAATGCCACCCAAAGACGTGCTCTATATCCTCAATACAAGGACAATAGACGTGAGACGATGAATGAGATAAAGAAACAGTCGTTCTATCACCAGAAGTCACGTGTGCGTCTCTATTTGGAAGAAATGTTCATACGTCAAGTCACACTTGATGGGTGCGAGTCGGATGATTCAATTTCGTACTATTGTAAAATATCTGAAGATGAAAACAAAACTATATTTTCGTCAGATAAAGATTTAACACAGTTAATTTCCGATAAAGTACAAATTTACTCACCATTAAAAAAAGAATACATTAAAAAGGGTGATAAGGTAAAATTTGGTGCTATAGAAGTAATTCCTGAAAACGTTGTTACCCTTAAAGTTATTACTGGTGATAAATCAGATAATATTGACGGTATTCTTAGAATGGGTGAAAAAACGGTTTTGAAATTTTTTCCTGAGATAGTTGACAGTCCCACTTCTATTGACAATATTTTAAACCGTGCTAACGAGTTAATTAAAGAAGAAAAGAAAAATAAGACATTAATTAACTTAGTTGAGGGAACAACAAAAAATGGAACATTTGGAAAAGAGATTTTAGATACCAACAAAAAAATTGTAGATTTGTCAAACCCTTTAATAACACAAGATGGAAAAGAAGAGATAGATTTGTATTACCGAGAAGACTTGGACCCTGAAGGTAGGGGGTACAAGAATTTGATAAAGTACATGATGGAAGATGGACTTTTTAAATACCTACCAAAAAAAGACAACGCTTGGGTTGAATTTCTACAACCCTTTATGAAACTTACAAGAAAAGAAAAAAGAAGATTTAAAAACAAAAATTAAAATTATGAAAGAACAGAATGATGTAGTAAAGCTAGAGTTCCTTTTGAAATTAAATGAGAACATCGTAGTACAACGTTACTTCAACGTTAGAGGTTATAACCCTAACGCTCGTAAAAGTTTAGAATTGATTGAAACAATTCATGAAATTATTTACATAGTACAAAAAGATTTAACAAACAAATCGTGTTATTATCTACTTGAAAACTATGAGCAAATTTTGGTAGACGAAGAGATTCTTAATACCTCAAACACAGAAGGTCCTGAGTATTTTTACATGACAATTAAGATTGGAGATGAGACAATTTGTCAGTCTGGTTGGGACGCTAAAGTATACCCTCCTAAGGTAAGATATACGGTAGACATACGCCCAAGACTAAAAAATATACTTCGAGTGTTAACTGACATTTTTTCAACTGAAAATTTAACACATGAATATATGGGATATTCGTTGGATTAATCATATTTATTAAAACTCACACAAACTAAACTTAATTAGAAATTATGTCAGACGAAAAGAATTTTGGATACTTAGGAAACACATTTCAGATACAACTTTTAAACAACATTGTTTTATATAAAGATTTTGCTAATTCAATCGTTGACGTTCTAGACCCAAAGTACTTCGATAATCAATATTTTCGTTTGATTATGCAAATGATAAAAGAGTACTACGTTAAGTACGAACACGCACCTACATTTGAAACTTTAGAACAGTTAACTAAGAGTGAAATTTCTTCAGCTATGGCTCAAAAAATGGTCTTAGACATGTTAACACAGGTAAAAGACGCACCTTTTCAGGGTCATCAGTTTGTTCAAGAAAAGTCATTAAAGTTCTGTAAACAACAAGAATTACAGAAGGTTATGGGTAAAGCTCAAAAAATTATCGACAAGGGTGATTTTGAGAGTTATGACAAACTTGAAGAGATGGTAAGAGAAGCTCTACAGGTAGGTGAATTGAATCAAGGTGCTGACGATGTATTTTCTAACTTAGACCAAGTATTACAGGACGATTTTAGACACCCAATTCCTATCGGAATCCCCGGTATTGATAACTGTCTAAAAGGTGGTTTGGCGAAAGGTGAAATTGGTGTTATCTTAGCACCAACAGGTGTAGGTAAAACTACTGTACTTAGTAAGATTGCGAACCACGGATTTAATTTAGGTTACAATGTTTTACAGGTATTCTTTGAGGACAATCCAAAAATCATTCAAAGAAAACACTTCACAATGTGGACTGGTATTGCACCTGACAACTTGTCTCTACATAGAGAAGAAGTTATGGAGAAAGTAAAATCAATTCAAGAACGAACACCAAACAAATTGACCTTGAAAAAGTTACCATCAGACACCCTAACAATGAGTCAGGTAAAAAATCAGATTCGTAAAATGATTGCTGAGGGTAATAAGATTGATATGGTAGTGTTAGATTACATTGATTGTATCATGCCGGATAAGAACTTAGGTGATGAGTGGAAAAGTGAAGGTTCAGTTATGAGAGGTTTTGAGGCGATGTGTCATGAGTTAGATTTAGTTGGTTGGACGGCAACACAGGGTAACCGTTCATCAATATCTTCAGATGTTGTGACAACGGACCAAATGGGGGGTTCAATCAAAAAAGCACAAGTAGGTCACGTTATTATATCAGTTGCAAAATCTTTACAACAAAAAGAGATGAACTTAGCCACTATCGCAATTACAAAGTCTCGTATTGGTAAAGATGGTATTGTGTTTGAAAATTGTAAGTTCGATAATGAACTACTTGAAATTGATACTGAACAGAGTGTAACCTTCTTAGGTTTGGAAGAACAAAAAGAAGAGAAGAACCGACTTAGAATCAAAGAGTTGCTTGACAAGCGTCAACAACAAAATCAACTATAAAACAATAAAAAATATGGATAATCTATTAAATTTAGAAGAAAAAGATGCCCGTTTCGTTATTAAAAGAAGCGGTGAAAAAGTACTATTCGAAGAAGAAAAAATAAAAAATGCGGTAACTAAGGCGATGCAAAGCATTGACATGGTAGACCATGATATGGCTGAAAAGATTGCTAGAATTACCAGAAAAAGTTTATTTAGAGAGGATAAAGAAAAGGTACCACATGTTGATGAGATACACGACATGGTTGAAAACAAATTAATGGATAATGGGTTGAATGATGTTGCCAGAGAGTATATTATTTATCGTTCTAAACAAAGACCAAATATCTTCTCTAAACGATTAAATTTAAAACCTTATGAGTATCCTGAGTTGGTGGAATATGTTGACGCAATCAGACATTCATATTGGGTTCACACCGAATTTAATTTTACATCAGACATTCAAGACTTTAAGGTACATTTATCAGAATCTGAAAGAACTGCAGTACAAAGAGCTATGTTGGCGATTTCACAAATTGAAATTGCTGTAAAAACATTTTGGGGTGACATTTACAAAAGAATGCCAAAACCTGAA